GTCAAATAATTTACATCCAGGTGGTGTCCCTGATGTCTTAGTGATGTCTCCAACAAAATGAGCATCAGTTGTTATATTCTCACTTGCCTTTATGTTTCCTTCCTGATTAGTATCACCTATAATTTCAACATTACCCTTAGCTTTAAGAGCTTTATCAGGATGACTATCAGAGTCTGAATTATACTCAGCACCTATCATTACAGTTGCTTCTACTTCAGAATAATCAGTATCTTGTCCAATCTGCAATGGTCCTTCTACATATGCAGACCCTCTTATCTCTGTCTCCCCTTTACCTAGTGCTTCTGGTTTACCATTACCAACAAACAATCTTTTTCCTACAAGAATGTTACCAAATTTCATTTGTTTCTTTCCTCATTAATAGATGGGAACTTAGATGGTTTCCCTTTAGTAGATCTATCAGCAAAGTCACAAAGACCGCCATAGATGTTCATAATTCCTTTACCAATCACCTCCACAGTTTTTTCAGAAAATATTTTAGTGGATACTGTACCATTTATGTCAACAATTTGACTCTTCAAAGTAATCTTATCATTAGAATCTAATGTAATGTTACCTGACTTACCATCAAATCCATTGGCATTTATAATAACATCCTCTGCCTCCAATCTAATCTTACCATTAGCAGCCTTGATAATGATGTCTCCATTCTCTGCTTCACAAAAGATAGCAGGAATATTTTTAGGTTCTTTAGAATCTTTATCATAATTAACAATATCCTTTCCAGTTTTAACTGTCAGTGTGCCTGGACAAAAAGATTTGGTAGATCCTCTCATCCCCTCTTCTTTATTACCTGTTTCATCTAAGGTAATATAATGACGTCCACCATCAGGTCCACTCTGCAACATGCAAGCAGAAATCTCATTGGACTTTTTAATTTTACCAAAACTTAAACGTCCATGTTCAGTTCCAATGTAATAGGGATGAAAATTTTCTTTCTTTGTCATTAAACTTTACCCACACAATCTACTACTTGAATAATTTCTCCAGAAGAAACTAACTGTTGTTCTCCTTCCACTCTATTTACCTTGAACACAGGCATCATTCTAGCATTATAACCTGTATCACTCTGAATGTAAATGTCTGGGTCTTCATTAAATCCTATACATCCTTTCACAACATCAACTCCAATAATAGAACCCAATGAATCACACATCAATTTAAACTCACAACCATGAGAAGGTTGCATAATTACCTTATCTTTAGAACAATCATATCCAAATCCTGGATTAGTAATATTAATACTATCCAACTCTAGCACAATAGGATAATCTCCTGTGCCTGTTGATGGTAAAGGAGCACTCTTAGTTACATCATCCAATGGAGGTGCTGTAACATCTTGACACTCATCTCCAGTAATAATAACACTATTGCCACCAGGATATGTAACTTCATCACCAGGACATACTGTAATGACAGTTCCTGGTTTATAAGGTGGGTCATATGTATTATCAGATCTTCTTACTGTAGTTCTATCCTTATCAGCCCATGTTCTACCATCTCCACCCTGACTTCCATCAGGAGAAGGAAGATATCCAGTACCAGTGTCATCCATTATAACTTGAACTACCTTTCCATCTTCCACTACTGCTCTTCCTGTAGCACCCCTACCTTTATTACATGAATCATTAAACTTAACTCTTGGTGGACCTATGTAATCACCACCAGGTGTAATAATATCTACACCTAAGAGAGTACCTGCAACACTGATGATAGCATTTCCAGTAGCACCACTGCCACCTCCCCCCAAAAACTCAATGGTGGGTGGTCCACAGAAAAGTGGTCCTACATTACAACTATTCTCAAATACATCAGAGAAGTCAGCACCTTTAGCAATACCTGAAATGGCATCTCCAAGATTTGCAAACCCAGAAACAGCATCCTTTACTGAATCAGCAGCAGCCTTTGCCTTACCAAATATACTTTGCAAATCTAGAGTGGCATTTATCTTAGGACCATCAGTAGGATTCCAATCCTTTACATCAGAACAATTTGGATCTTCATCACAAGAAAGAAATGAAAGTGCATTGGTAGCAAACCCAAGAACATCATCAAGAGCACCAGTAGCTGAACCCATTCCAGAAAGAAGACTTTTGATTGGAGCCATAGCAGCACCAACTGCAGAATCTATGAGTCCAGTAATCTTACCAAGCAATGAACCTATAAAATTATTAATGAGACACTCAGCTGCATTGATAACTTTGTTTATTATATCTTTTAAAAATCCTCCTACCATTCCAGTAAGATTTTTCATTATATTTTTAAAAGCACAAGACACCTCATCATTAGCTGCCTCTGCTTTCTCCTTTAACTGCATCAATTCAGTAGGGAAAACATTATTATATGTCTCACTTAATGCATCATTAACTTTCTTCAATGCATTTTCCTGTATACCCTGAGTTATTCTCTTAACATCACTTGAAATAGAACGAGTAGCATTATCAGTTACCTTATCAATTTCCTCCTGCATATTATAGATCTTAGTAGAAACCATTGTTTCCCAATCAGTAGCAGTCTTCTTTATTTCTTCAACATCAGCTATCATATTTTTCACCTTAGTCTGAATAGGTCCTATGGGAACTGGTTCACACTTACTATCTTTAGATACTGATGACTTTTTAGATTCTGTTTTATCTTGTTCTTTATCTGCTCCAGAGTCAGTTGTTTGTGCTCTAATAGTAGAGTCAAAAGCTTTATCATAATTGCTATCACTCTTAGTCTTAACTTCCTCTGCCTTTGCTTCAGTGGTTTGATTTTCTTTTAGTGGTAAAGAATACTGAGGAATCTGATCCTTTACAGTAAAACCACTGAAAGGAGCAAATGAAACATCCTCAGGAGGATTCTTTAGGACATCTGTATACTGATTATACCCAAGCACACCCATGATAACTGGTTGTTGAGCATCCTCACCATCCATAAAGTATCCTTGAACAAAATCACCTTGCCTTAGATTAGGAGTGCTCATTGCACCACCAGACACTCCAGCAGTTACAGGAAGCAATACAGATGCCCAAGGTAGATCTTCATTAGGTAAGTCAGCTTGAGAGGCAGTATGATACCCCATGATTCTAACTTTATACCTAAATCCAAATCCCTTTTGAACTTCAGTAGTGGATGTAGGATGTTCTGGAAAGTTTCCACCCCACTGAGTTTGGTCTACTATCTGACCAATCCACCATATGAATCCATCCCTTCCTAAGAAATGTTTTTGTATAAGTCCTTGTTCAATCATTAATCGTCATATACTCTACACTCTAATGAGTCTGGATGATTATCACAATACACTTCTAGATGCTCATCACTATGTCTCTCATGCCAGTCATTAATCTTTGCATCATTCTTATCCACTTCCTCATCTGAATGAGCATGGAATGCATCATTGTGCATCTCCAAATCCTTCTCACTATACTCAATCATACCATGATTGATATGTTCTTTATGATCCTTAGGATCAATGTAAACTTCATGATCTAAATCATGCTTTGGGGTTGGAGTGGTCATAAATTAATCCCTCTTAAAAGATTTTCTTCCAAAACTATCTCTCACAAGAGTTAAACTAGTATAAGTTTCTCTTGGAGTGATATTATGACAGAGACTTGATATCATATATATGCCTCCACTTTGCTTATTGACCTTTGTGTTAGGGTCAGTAGTTAATTCAGGAAACTCACAGTAAATCAAGTCACCAGCACGAAGACTAAAATCTCCTGCTATCATAATATTTATTTTGACAGAGAACAACTGATTGTATCTCATCACTGATTGTACCATAGTTTGGGCAGCATCGTAAGTAGGATCAAAAGGACTGTCCTTCCAGGTCTTTAACTGCTCATCTATATCCTTACCTGAAGGAAGGGTTCCTACATCAAGTATTCTATTCATCAATCTAGAAACAGGTTTTCTAAATTCATCTGCAACAGAATCTATATCATCCTTACCTGCAGTAACAATCTTACCTTTGCTTCCACCCTCCTTACTATTAGCAGCACCTGCACTATCTACATCATAATTTCTAGACAGATAATTAAATCTATAAAAATCAAAGAACAAAGTTCTATTAGAATACAAACCAATAGATAAATTACTCTGCAGATCTATGTCTCTTTCTATAGTATAATCTAATATCTTACCCTTATACTCACCTGACTTGGGATTGTCTGCTGTATTAGTAAAAATATAATTACCTTTAGTTTTTTCACTAATCAATGCATCAATGGATCTAAAATTAAATCCATCATATGTTTCATAGAAAAGATATCCTGCTGCTCCTCCCAATTTACCTGCCTCTGCTGGAACAGACTTGGATGCTAACCAAGTACAAACATGAAAAGGTTTCCTATCATTACCTATAAAATTATAATTGATAGATGTCTCATCTACATTCACTTTCTTCTTAGTTTTAATTCCTACATCTGCTGAAGTGGCTTCAGTAAGTATCTTCTTTATATTCTCAGATACCTTACCATCATATCTTTTTACCACCCTACACTGCTCATTAGCAAACAATTCTCTAGAAGCAAAGTCTAAACTATAAACATCCTTTTGTGTACCAGCAATAACATTCCTAACTCTATTAACATATAATTTATTATCATTTTTAAATCTTAATGTATGACCATCATTATCTTCAATAACAATATGAGATGGATTACCTCCTCTAATAGGAAGACCATCTAACATACCCTTATTACCAAAAGATTTTTTATCACTCTCTCCACTCTCAGTAATGATTGCAGATAAAGATACTGTGTTGGATAATATATCCTCATAATATTTTATATCTACAACACCAGGAGAAGCATCAATAGACTTGCCACCATTAGCTTGAAAAACTTCAAACTCTCTTATATTTCCTGCTCTGGTTGATAGTTTATTTGACATATTAATACAATGCTTTTTGAATGACAGCACTCATATACCTATTTAAGGTATCTTTAGATGATGCTCCCACAGGAATAATTTCAGTGTCACCACCACCTCCTCCACTCATGGATGGTTGTGAAGGTGTAGGCACAGGAATAATAATTGTAGTAGCAGAAGGATCTTCATAATCTGTCTGCTCTTTCAAAATAGTAAGAGTCTTCTGCATCTTCTCTACTATTTGTGTAGGTGCAGTTCCTAATTTAGATTCACTTATAGTTTGATTAATTAAGTCAGGAAGTTTCTCTCCCATAGGAGCAAACTCCTGAGCCATTCCTTCCATCACACTTATAATTTTAAGAGGATTTTGTTTTATCTGTTTAGTTGATGTCTGCATCATTGTCTTGATGACATTCTCTATGCTAGTCACACCAACTTTCTTTACTATACTTTCCTTGACAACATACTCACCCTCATGAACTTCACCATCTTCATGTACATATCCTCCCACATTATATTGGGGTTTATTAGATTTCTCTTTTAACTCATCATTCTTTGTTTTAATTTCATTTAATTTATTATCTGCATCATTTTTTGTTTTATTTGGAGATTGATCATTATCCATAGTTTCTTCATTATTATTAGATAACTTTTCATTTTCTAATGATCTAACATCTTTATCAGTTTTTTTAAATACACTAGTAAGTATAGAAGTTTTTTCTTTTATCTTATTCAAACCATCAGATACCTCATCAGTTCCTTTATCAATCTGTGCTTTATCTTTACTCATCCCTAACATATTTCCAATCAATTTAAAACCTTCAACAGTAACCCATTTCAATGCATCAAACAAAGGAACTAAAATTGGAGACATAAACTTCCATAAGTCTTGAACGAAATTAACAACCTTATCAATCTGTACTTTGATTGCCTCCCAGTTCTCTTTGATAGCAACAACTAATGACCCAAGCAATGTCATTAGAAGAAACTTCTGCAATCTTTCCCACCAACCAGAAGCAGTTGCAACCACATCACCTACCATCTTCTTACCCATATTCTTAACATTCTCAAGCACACCCTCCCTCTTACCTTTCCTCTCCTTATCAGCTTGCTGTCTCATCTTTCTAGACTTATCTAACATCAACTTCCTTCTTCCCTTTAAAGTATTAATGATATCTAAAAGAGCACTATCAATCCTATCTAAAGGAGAACCCTCTGTTGTTGGTTTTTGAATAGGAGTATCCAAAGCACCACCACTAGACATGGGTGCAAGAGTTGTTGTTTTTTCTCTTACTACTATGGCACTAGAATTATCTTTCTCCTTTTTAGATCCCATCATATTTTGCGCCATCTTCTTACCAGTATTTTTGACCTTCTTACCAGCCCCCTTTGCAAAATTTCCTAGTAGATTTAACATTCTTAACCTACCATATTATACATTCCTTGAGTAGAAAAAGTACCCAAGTTATTAGGATCTTTAGATCCAAATTTAGGAGTAGATGATGAACCACCACCCCCCTCTCTATCCATCTGTGGTGAGGTTCTTTGACCAGGATCACCAGACATTCTATCTAATTTTGGTGCTGTTCTTGGACCAGGAATATTAGTTTCTAAATTTTTACTATCTATTGTAGCATTAGTAATATTTGTTATACCAGACTTAACTTTATTTTCATAATTTAATCTAACCTTCTTTTCAGCTTCCTCCCTTTTCTCTCTCTGCTTATCCTTATCATCTTGAGTCCATATCTTTTGTCCATAATTACTCATATTTTTTCTCATTTCCACTCCACTTTTTTCTACACTTGATGCTGCTTCATCTCCTAGTAATTTTTGCTGAGACTTCATCTCACTTTTTAAAGTAGTAATTCTATTTTTTTCAACCATATATTCATCCCATGCCTTTTTTTGTTTAGGATTTAGATTTTCATACTTGATAGTTTTATATGAAGCTCTCCCTGTTCCATGATGATTATCACTTACTTTAACTCTAATAGGAGTTCCTCCACCCCTCCATTTCTTTCCTAAGTCCTGCAATCCAGCAGCTTCTAATTTTGATTTAGCTAGATCATGAGCTTGACTAAAAACTTCTCCACCAGTAAAGATATTTTCAACTCCTCTCTTAAGTCCCTGCCCAACCTTAACAGCTAAAGCTACTCCTGCTGCAATTAAAAGACCTTTAATAATTAAAGGTAATACAGGTATCAATCCTCCCAATAATCCCAACCCACTTATTATAGAGGAAACTACTCCAGCAATAGTAGCCACAATAGGAAGCAATGCGATTGCAGCTAACCCACCAAGAATCCATCCAGCATTATTAATTAAAAAGTCTTTAAACTTAGTTACCTTTTCAGAATTCTTAGGATCTTTTAACCATTCAAATAATTTTACTGCACCCATTCCTACAACAACATTCAAAAAGAATGTCTTGAGTTTCTTAAAAAAATTAAGAGCAGGTTCCTTTATAGACTTGGGTATTAATCCAGTCTTCTTATCTTTTGGTTTACCTTCTAACTTATCTTCTCTTGCATCTTTATTAAGTTTATTCTGTTCCTTTCTAGCATCTCTCTGTTGTTTCTTCTCAAGACCTAACTGCCTTCTCAACAAGAGAGCAATAGAATCTAATGAGTCTGCTACATTGCTTAGTCTATCTGGAACTAATGCAGATGAAGTGCTACTACCATCTATATCAGCAGGTTTTATATCTGATCCAGTAATTCTTTTATTTAATACTTTACTTATATTAATTTTTGGTTTCTCTGGTGCTCTTTTTAAATTCTTTATTGCTTGCTGCAGTATAGGAATACGACCATCTCTTGGATTGATGCGAGTCAAATCATTAATAGACTCCATTAAAGCACTACGATATCCATCCTTCTCCATCTCCCAGATTTCATATCCAAGGTCTAGAAGTATCTTTACAGGACTGGTAGTGGTTGCTGCCATCAGTTACTTGCTTGTTGTTGCTTTAATTTTTCATCCTCAAGATGTTGCTGTAACAACCCAATATATATGTCTCTCTCCCAAGGGATTAAGTTCTCAATCTCAGTTAATGAATATTTATGATACTGTAACAGAGCGAAATTAATCTTATAATAATTTTCAAGGTCCATATGAACCATCCCTATGCGAAAAAAGACGAGAGTCCCTCCAATACCACAGTGCTTTCAACCTTAGTCTTAGGATTAGTAAAGGTCACACTATGAGATAACTTAGGCATACTATCAAAGAAAGATTCAATCTCCTTGAACTGTAGACTATTCATCTGCTCTAGGAAATCTTTCACCTCCTTCTTAGTGCAGTCAGCAGTAGACCATACCTCCTCCTCATTATAAATTTTATCAATACAAGATGCAATCAAATCAAATGATTGATCCATACTAATATCACCATCAAAGTCAAAATTATTTTTAACAAACTCATCAAGAGAAGGATACTTCATCTCCATCATCAAACTAGTATCCAATTTAATCTTATTAGTATGTCCTTTCTTCTTACTTATTTTAATGTCATCTATATTAATAGTAACTGGTACAGATGTTTCCTTATCATCAGGAGCTATTAGATTAACTTCAATCTCCTCACCCACAGACTTGCCTCTGATATTTAAAAACAAGTATTCAATATCAAATGTGGGTAGAGAATCTATCTTGACTCCTCTGGATTGAATACAATTTTTCAGTACAGTTTTAATTGCAGTAGAAATTTGTTTAGTATCCTCTGTCTCTAATGCCAGGACTAATAACTTTTCTTCTTTAACTAGGAAGGGTCTATATTTTATTTTCTTTCCTGTAGATGGCAACTCAAGTTCATAAGTTGGTGTAGTAATCGTAGGTAATGGCATAATAATTCTTTCAGTGTCTTATTTATTATATTAATTCAAGACTAATTCAGGTTGTTTATTAACTATTAGATCTCTGGTTGCACCTTCTTGACCTAATACATCTTGAATAGAGAAAACAGATTTCTTTCTCTTCTGCACATACCTAATAAAGTTAAATGATACACTACACTTTAACACATCACTTGCTTCATATGATACTGGTATGGATGTCAATGCTAATGGAAATGCTTGAACAAAAGTATAGTCAAGAGTTGTTCTAGCAGTTCTAGTGCTGGTGCTTCCACTAGTACTAAAGTCTCTAGTGAAATGATCCTTTTCAAATTTAGTTAAGTAAATATTATTCTTATATGTTTTGGGATAAGACATCCTATAACCAACATAAGGATCTTCATAAGTTCTGGTATCATTAATACCACTTATATAATCCATCCACCCCTCTATCATTTCAATAACTTTATAGTTCCTATCTACATAAAAAGTCAATCCAATAGTCTCATCATACATTCTTCTATATGCCATCTTCTCAGTAACACCATGATAATCATTGTTGACTTCATGAGTAGTTAATGTAGAACCTGGAAGAGCTGCTTCAGAACACAATAGACTAATATTATCATAGTCTACTGAATTTAAGGACAAAGTATTTCTTACTGCCTGAGGAACTGGTAGGGTTAATCTATATAAAGACGTTTGTGCTACATTCAGCAACCTAGACTTTATCTTAGATACAGTTAACTTTTCTGGCCTGACACCTGCCATCTATAAATATTTGAGATTATATATTATGTATAAGAGATGGCTGAAAGTATTAAGAGTAGATACCACCCAAAGTATCCTCAAAAGTATCAAGGCAATCCAAATAATATAATATGTCGTAGTAGTTGGGAACGTAAGTTCTGTAGATACTGTGACTTGAATACTAATATTATAGCATGGGCTTCTGAAGAGATAAGTATTCCATACATGTCTCCTGTAGATAAAAGACCTCACAAATACTTCCCAGACTTTCTAATGAAGGTAAGAGAAAGTAATGGTAGTGTTAAAACATATGTGGTTGAGGTAAAACCAAAGAAGCAAACCAAACCACCAAAGAAAAAAACTAGAGTAACTAAATCATATC